CGCTCCTCTCCCTTGATGGTTCGCGCGTACGTGCGCGCGAGACACTTCTAAAAGTCAGGGTTTTTGGGTCAGCGGGCCGTTTGGCTTATTGGTTGTTGGGTTTTTCCCAATAAATAGGCTATAATAAGCGTGTCGGCCCGCGTGCTGACAAGGTAGGCAATCCGTGATCTGTGGTAGGGGATCGGGTTGCCTTTTACATTTTTTTCAATGACATTGTTTTCTCAACCTCATAATTTCCATTGATGTACTCAACCATAAACAGTTGTAACACTTCATTCATGCCAAAACCATTCTGATCACACTTCCTTTTAAAAGACTGGTATATGTCTGCATCAAACGTGGTATTCAATCCGTGCTTTGCCATCACATCACCTCCATGTTTTATAGGTATGATATTGGTGGCATAATATGACTGTTTGTTGTCTACTATAACGTTGGCTCTACCCAGAGTTATAATAGGCAACAATCACCTAAATTTTATCTGTTTTATCTTTACTCGATCATCAAGTGGGCCTGAATCAACTTTATCCACGATGATGTACTCAATCATAAGTTGGATATGTTGCTTTTTCTCAATATCACTTAATTCATCCCAGTTTTCAAAGTAATCAAGGTACGCCTTAATTTGTTCATAATTTAATTGTTTGTTTTCGTCAGCGTTTAATTCAAATAATCGTTTTTTTGTTGCTTCTTCTCGCTCGTGTTCTTCTTTCATGCGTGCCTTAAATTCTTCTTGACTGATATCATCATTTGCCCATGCATATTGCCACTTCTTTCGACGATTGATGATGCGGTCTAATTCCGAATGTAAATTGTCTTGTTCTTCATTATTGGTATTTTCAGCGGAAGCCGCAATTTCATTTTTTGCTTCTTCATCAAAGTGAGGAGGATAATGTTCTAATAAATAGCTTATAAATGCCTTTTCAAATAGTCTTTCACTTATAGTTCCAAGATCACATTGCTTTATCGTTCGTTTTCGGCATTGATAATGTTTAAACTTGTTTTTGCCGTGAAACGTTGCCACACCTTTCAAAAGCGACCCACAACGCGCACAACGTAATGATCCACTGAAATAATAATTGCTGGTAGACTGTCGTCCATGAACGATGCTTCGAGCGGATCTTAACTTCTGAGCTTTATAGAATGTAGATTCATCAATGAACTTTGGAGCACCATCAGATACAAAATAATCTTTCCTACTTCCTTTTGTATCCCATCTAAATTTTCCAATATAGACTGGATTTTTAAGAATACGAGCAACTTTTATTTCGTTCCAAAACTTATCTTTTTTCGTCAAATAGCCAAGATCGTTTAATTCTAATGCAGTCCTACGATCGCTAAGTCCTTCAGCGGTATATAAATCAAATATTTTACGTACGACCATTGCTTCTTTTTCATCGATAACAAGTTTTCCATCAATCACATTGTATCCAAAAGGGGCGGTACCCCCATGCCATTCTCCTTGCCATACTTTTTCACGCATGCCAAAGCGTACACGCTCCCCTAGGTTCTCGCGTTCCCACTGGGCGAGTGCAGCTACTAAAGTTAGAAATAGTCTACCAATAGCCGTTGTCGTGTCATAGACCTCTGTAGCACTCTTAAACTTGCAATCGTACTTATCGAATATTTGTAATATCTCATAAAGATCTAGGACGGATCGTGTAAGTCGATCAAGTTTATAGACAAGCACTACATCAATATGGCCGTCTTTAATGTCTTGGATCATTCTTTGTAGATCGGGACGGTTCATATCTTTGGCGGATATACCTTCATCAGCATACAGACCAATGATGTCCCAGTCCTGTGACTGGGCATATGCGGATAGGCGCTGCTTTTGAGCACTGATTGAATAGCCTTCCTCAGCTTGTTCCGTTGTTGAAACGCGAATGTATAAGGCACAGTTCATTTTAATCATCTCCTTAAACGAATGTATGTTCTTTTTATGCATAAAAGAAAAGCCGCGTTAGCGGCGACATGAACGCTTATTTAATGTAGGACAATTCCTAATATGATACTAGCGATAGCTACAATGACGCTTGTTGTTGCTATCGAAGTGCCAATGATCCAGTGCTTATCTGATTTTCTTTCTTTTCGATCCTCAGCTGATTTATCGTTAATAAGTTTATCGATTTTTAAATATTGATTCTCAAACTGAAGGCCGATTTCAGTACGAAGATTAGTCAACTCATCTTTTAATTCGCGGTGTTTTACATAATCGTTTCCGTCCATTCCATCGTCACCTCCAGATGATTTTGTGACAGCCGTTTCATAACTAGCTTCATTATAAACCTTTTTAGGTTCCAGTTCATAAAAATTATTCTTATTCCCATTGTTTGAGGATGCAGAGGAAAACTTGAATCCTTGTAGACTGACAACCTTTTTATTTTCCATTTGTCGAAGTCACTTCCTCAACAGCGAAATGGCACTGATCAGCAGTCCTTTCATCGCTTGTGATATTTTCGACAAATACGTTAACATCATATATTCCAGCTTTTTTAAAAGTTACTTGGGGACATACTGCCGAAACAACTCCACTTAATAACTTACCATGAGCTAATTTCATATTTTTAGTTAGTGGCACCTCATTTATAGTACCCTCAAAAATCTCTTCTTTTGATGGATCTGTTATGGTTACATGTACGTTATACTTGTCACCTATTTTAGTGTCAAGAAGGGTAAAAACTATAGTAAAAGTGCGGTTTTTTGGTAATTGTTTAAAAATGAACTGTCCGACAAAATTAATGATTGCTGAGTCTTTTCCGTCATTTATAAACTTGTCAGCAAGAAGTATTGTTCCGAGCTGCATCGTTTCATCTCCAGCACAATAGAATTATAGACTAACAATATGTATGCCACATGAGCGGCAATTAACCAAATATCCAATGCCAGAGCGACCATATAACGGCCATAATAATAATTGCAGGAATTAATAAAAATGGGATTGCCAATACTCCGGTAAAACAGCCCATGCAACCATCAGGTTCATTAGTTTTCTTTGACATAATTACAGCCCCAATAGCTGTTTTTTCTTAGCGTCAAATTCGTCTTGAGTGACGGCACCCATATCAAGTAGTTCTTTAAACTTTTTGATTTCATCGGCAGGGGAAAGGACAGACGGTGTTTGTTTTTCCTCATTTTTTACAACTGTAGGAATGAATGCTTGAAGTTGTTTCAATGTGTCTTGATTACACTTAACAATAAGTATAAATCGTTCACCGTTTTCACGTTGCAAAAGAATGGACGCGGTGGAAAAGTCTTTTCCTGTATTTTGAGCAGCTATAGCGCCGGTTATTGCTCCTGCTGTACCGTATATTCTTCCAAGTGCAGCGGCACCAATAATATTGCTGATGCTTCGTTTGAAATTCTCTGTTCGATCAAAACCGATCAGTTTGAAGGATTCTCCTATTGGTAATCTGGATTCGGTTGCAAATTTAACTTCACCTGGTTCCTCTTGATACATTACATACCATATTTGTGCTTTAAATTCTAATTGATCAGCACCATTGATTATGTCAAGACCAACGCTTGTTTTACCTTTTAAATAGACTTTTTCTTTAATCCCATGATCTTCCTCATGAACAGACCCCAACTTTTTTTCTAATGCTATTGCAAAGTCAGTTATCTTTTTTGATCGGTCAACTGGATACACAATGTCTTTTTCATCATAGATGAATTTCAAATAATCACGCTTTGTCGTGCGTTCGGTATGAAAGTCCTTAATTTTATCCCGATCATACAATTCTTGTTTTATTTTAAACGTGCCTTCAAAAAATATTAGTCTCTGTTTTGTAAGAACGGCGATATTGCCAACTTTCCACTGACCGGCTAATTCAATTATTTCATCATCAAATAATATTTTTGATAAAGCATCCGAATTATTGAATGCTGTCATGCTCCCTACAAATGGTTTTAGAGAAGATCGAACATCTTTTGGCGATAGCATTTTGATCACTCCTTATCCGACGTTTTGACTGATATTTTCCTTTTTGGCAATGGCAAGGGATTGGCGATATTCTTGTGCTTCTGCAAGTTTTGTATATTCTACTGTTTTGTTATGATTCTTTTCTACTACAGACTTTATTTCATCAAGAGTAACACTAAAGAATTCTTTTCGATGATTAACTTTATTTAAACGTCGATCATCGAACGTTCTATGTAATGCTGCTTCGAGGGCAGGAGCGTCATCACTAAATATAGTTGCATGGATATCGAAAGTAAATGGGACGGATGCATCACCTAATTCTTTTACACGTTCTGTAGGATCCAGGCGACGTGTTAAACCTATTTTGTAAACATCTTCGCCAAAAGAACCGATGTTGGAAATAATGTATACATAGCCAGCGCGTGTGTTCTTCTCACGATTGAATATATCTTCTTTATCTTTTGCGAGCTCTTGAACCTCAGTTTCCAGTTCTTCGATTTTATTAAGTAAGTCCATCTTGGATTCGCCTTCAGCACTATCAGCTTCGGTTCTCAAACGCTTCAATTCGTTACTGAAATGTTGTTCTTCTTTCTCAATTTTCTTTTTCTCACGTTCGATCTCGTGTTGAACTTTTGCTTCTTCACGCATTTGCTCTTTAAGTTGTCGTTGTTCTTCTTTTTCCTCTTCTTTTTTCTGCTCATATTCATAAGCGAGATATAGTTCGTCATATTTTAAAGCTAAGTATTCTTTTTTGATTTCTATTCGGTTTCGCTGGTTAGCCTTGTTTATTGCTTTGTAAGATGCATTTATTTTCTTCTCACAAGTCTCAACATTATTAAACTTAACTTTGTTAATCGCTGTATCACACTCGCTGTTAAAGGCCCGCAAAGCAAGACGGATATTATCGTTATTCATTGCCCGTCCTTTTTGCTTGCTACCATCAAGTGTCCAATTATCATAATAATCAACAGCTTCTTTTGTTCTGGCAATTTGTTTTTGCTTCATTCTGATTTCTTTTAATTTTTCCTGATATTGCTCAGAGTTTTCAAAATGATAATGAGGTTCGTAGAATCCAAATGATTGATTAAGAACTTCCTCGTTAGTTTCTATAATTTTATCTTTTAATTCCTTCAATTCGTTTTTTGCTGCGGCTATTTCGTCATTTGTTAAAGAAAATTCTTTGATCAATTTTTCATTTTCTTTAATCTGGTCAGACAATTTATTGTTGTCATTTTTTAACTTAACAAGCTGCTCTTTTTCAGAATTGATCTGTTTTACAATATTAATTTCGTTTTTCTTTTCATTTTCTAAATCATTCAATGTATCTTTTATAAATTTTATTTCTCTCTTAGATGATTCCAATTCGTTTTTTTTAGTTTTGAGTTCAGATGACAACTTGCTAATCTTTTCTTCCAAGTCATGGGATAATTTTTCTTTATCCGAAATCTGTTTATTAATGTTTTCAAGATCAATAAGTCCAAATTCTTTCATGACTTTGTTTCTGCTTTTCATTTGTAGAATAAGAAGAATGATTCCAATTATCCCAGGTATGACGAAAAACCAAAACGCAATTAATAAAGATATAAGTGGTGTTGAATAATACCATTTATCCTTGATTCGCAACATTTAACCCTCCATTTATATGAATCTAGCCATTTCTGGCGGAATGCCACAATTTTTTAATAAATTTTCTTTAGTGATGCCTTCATGCAGTTCGTAAAGCCTGATAAGTAATTTTGTTGCAAATTCATTTGCTTCATTTTCAATTCGGCCAACTGGAAATAGGGTGTATCTGCGTAAGAAGTAAGTATTAATTCTAGGGTGTAATATGGCATGACCTAATTCATGCGCGATGACAAATAATTTCATAGAATCAACCAATGAATTATTGACTATGATATATTTGTTTCTTCTAATATAACGGTAGTATCCACAAAGTTCTTTATCAAGAGTAAATTCAATTAGATTTATATTCATTTTTTTTGCAATATCTAATGGATTATTTGTATTGTACTTATTAATTAATTCGCTGATTATGTCATCAATGTGTTTTGACAATGAAATCACTCCTGACGGCGTGACTTAGGAATATATTTCTTGTTAATTAGTTTTGTTTGCCTTTCAATAAATTCCAATGACTGCAAAAGTGATTCGGTTGCTTCAGGGGATAAAGGTTCTCCATAAAAAGCTATTGATTCTCCATCGCTCCCTTTCTTTAAATCTTCCCTAATTTGTTTCATTCTTTTTGCAATATCGTTTTCGTCCTTTTCATTGAGAAATGGCATTCCGTCAACCCTTAGCCTTGGATCGTTTGTACGTCCATATAAATAGTCCGTTGATACTTCGTACAAATCAGCCAGCCTTGTTAAGGTGTCGGGATCAGGAATGCTAACTCCATTTTCATAACCGCTTAGAGTTTTATTGTTGATTCCTGTTCTTTCCTTAACTTGAGTCTGCTTAAGATTTTTATGATCTCTGGCTGATTTTAACCGTTCAGATAGAACAGACATTCGTTTCACCTCATTTCTTAGATTATAACCTCATTCCTAGTTGTAAAGAATAAATTCCTAGATAATATGAAAAAAGTATTGACATCTTAGAAAGTAAGAATTATATTATGTATGTAAGGTTCTTAGATAGTAAGAACAGGGAGGTGATGATATGAAAATAAATAATCGTATTCGCCAATACATCGAAGAGAATGGTCTAAAATTTGGTTTTATTGCAGAACGATCATCCATTGACGATTCTAAGTTTTCAAGGATGATGACGAATCAGCAAGCGATTAAAACCGATGAATACGAAAAAATTTGTAAAGCACTTAATTTGCCGACAGCATATTTTTTTGATGAAAACTTCTTAGAAACAAAGAACAAAATGGAACGGGAGGCAATCTAATTGGAACCACAGGTTGTTAATTACAAAAATAAGCGCGTTTTAACTACGGATCAATTGGCTGAACAATATGAAACAACACCAGAAAGAATTAAACAAAATTTTAATCGTAATTCATCAAAGTTTGAAAAAGGAAAACATTTTATTTTCTTAGTTGGTGAGCAACTGAAACAGTTTAAGAACGAGGTATCTGAAAGCGACCTCGTTGGAAAAAATGCTTCAAGCCTTTATCTATGGACGCATCGTGGTGCGAGTCGTCATTGCAAACTTCTTGGAACAGATAAAGCTTGGGAACAATTTGATCACCTTGAAGAGAATTATTTCAATCCAAACCAAGTAAAACTAGATGATTTAAGTCCACAGATGCAAATGTTCGGTCACATGTTTACGGCGGTTGCAAACATTGAACGTAAGCAAAGCGAACTTGAAATAAGAATAGACGGAATCAAAAATGTTGTTTCTCTCAACTCAGTCCAATGGCGCAAAGATTCTACTAATCTTATAAACCGAATGGCCCGCAATCTAGGTGGATACGAAGCACATCAAACGGTGCGCCACGATATTTACAAAGAAGTCGAACGCCGTGGTGGATTCAACCTCGAAACTAGATTGACAAACAAACGTCGTCGCATGGCGGATGAAGGTGTCAACAAATCGAAACGGGATAAGCTCAGCAAGTTGGATGTAATCGCTGATGACAAACGATTAATTGAAATCTATGTCGCAGTCGTCAAAGAATTTGCCATCAAGTACGGAATTTCGGTACAAAAGGCAGGTGTATCGAATGCTTGAACCTATCATTTTTGGAACATCTCCAGAGCATACACGCCGAGAAATAGCTCGGTTTTTTCTCAAAACGTCAATCCCTCGTCTTGTTAAGAAGAATAGAGAAAAAGTGCCGGATCTACCAAATCCGGCAAAGTAGGGATAACCGATAACCTTGTAGCCTTACCTGACTACTCTTATATTATCTATCAAAAATTGGTCACATTGGAAGAATGTTCCTGTGAGAAAGGAGGTGATGAAGATGGCAATGGGTGACGTGATTAAAGAGTACCGCGATTTAACCGGAACAACGCAATCATTTATAGCCAAACATTTACATGTTGATCGTGCGATTATCTCTCGTGCTGAATCAGGGAAAGAGAAGTTAAGCGAAGCACATGATGCTGCAATAGCCTCCATTAATTGGCGTTTAGCACTGGAAGTTATTGATGAACGGTCGGGAGGCTACATATCGAACATCACGAAGCTAGATCCAACTATTGACCTGTCGCCTGCCGGATTAAAAGAACGGCTTCAAAAGGACTTACAGGAGGCTATGAGAGCATTGAATAATGTCTACACATTTATGAGAGAACCGGACAAAGAGCCGTTAGAAAAGGCATGGCATGAGATTACAGACGTGATTGAGGTAGCGAGCGTAGCACGTGGCGTTTATGAGGAACAGTTTGGTTTGAATCACAAGGAACTGGTTAAGATTCACAATCAGCAGCGGAAGGAGCACAAGCGATGAACCTAACTGACGAATTAAAGTCCCGTCTTTTGCCGACAGACTACGCCAACGCGCAGCGTGAACTGAATTGTCTTGATACCCTTGCCACTCGGATTAAGTGTTTGCTCGAAAACGGACAGGTTGAAGATGCCTATCAGTGGTTAGACGCGACAGAAAACAGTATTAAAGCCATCTTCGACATGACCAAGCGTAAGGAAGAAGCGGATGTGTTTCTGACCACGGAACAATGGATTAAGCGGAACAATTACTTATTTGGTAGGAGTTGATTGGGAATGGCACTAACAGCAGGCGCATGGGCGGCCATAGTCGGAGCGATGGCAATTGTCACAATCTATGGGTTTGTAGACGGATGGATTGATAAACGAAAAAGCCTCCGGGCCAACGGAGACTCCAACACAAATCATTAGGATATATAACCTCATTTTAGCACAAATGGGGCAGAGGAGGAAAGAACATGGGAGAAACACACTGCTATGTATCAAAAGCAGGAACTAAGTTTGACGAAGCTGTTAAAAAAGAATGGAAGCAGTCTCATGAATGGAACAAGGTGATGGTCGCTATGGGTGTACACATGGGTGAAGAAATTAAGTCAATGTATTTGACGACGACATTAGCATTCCCTCCAGAAGTGCTTGTCAAATTCAATGCCGATAATCAAAAGCTATTCAAACAAAATGGTTTTTTAAAAAAGACAGGAAAAGGTACGAAGCAGCTTAGAGAATTTTTCAATTCAATCTTGCAAAAATTTGGACTCGATGACTACCAATCTATTTCGGATTTGCGTTTTGGATACGGCATGTTTCGCTTGCGTGGGCAAACATCAGAAGGGTACCGAGATTTTGATGGACGTCTGTACATGAAAACGGACTTCGTTCCAAGTGGAGCAACTAAATGGCTAACTGAAATTAGCGAAATTGATTACACAGAAAAATATGCAGATTTGCTGAAAGAGCAAGATAAGCGAAAGCAAACGGCATAAGCCGAAACCGGAGCAATCCGGTCGTGCCGGGGTGGTGCTCGGTGCCTGATGATGGCAGCCACACGCAAATCCAATAAAGGAGTGGGACGCCCCCATACTTCCTAAGTTGCGGCGTGGAAGTCAAATAAAAAATGGAAAGAGGTGAAAACCAAACTTCCTTTCTTTTTAATTGTTTCGCTTTAGGTACTGCATCTAGTTTGTGCGCTCAGGTAACAAGTTTACTCGCTCATACCTAGCGCTGATGATGACAACTGGCGTATGCAACGGTCGGTTTGCTGAAATAGTGAACTAACTGTGTCGTCCATGGAATCTATGGAGTAGGTTGTCACATCAGCGGTGGGTAATGAGCCACTAGGAGGGAGGGACAGGAATGCCACCGGTAATGGATCGTTTTAGACCACCACAGCCAGATAGCAAGTCGGCAATTATTGAAGAACGTGACCGGTTAAAAGATGAAATTGACGAATTGCAAGAACGTATTAACGACAGGCAAGCACGCATTGAAGATTTAAACGCAGAACTTATTTGAAAGGAGTTGGAAACATGCGTAACTATCCATTCATGCAAGACTTGCAAGCACAGCAATTGTTAGTGGAACACGGTGGAAGTATTGGATTTGATCGTGGAGGACGACCGGTGTTCAAATTTCGGGATTCAAGCAGCTATCAAGCGTTCATTAAAGCGTTTCAAGAAAGTAAAAAGACCGCCGTGTGAGGACGGCGATCTTCAATCAACAAGAATAATTTATATGCCCATTATAACATGGGCGAAAGGGGTAAATCAAATTGCCTACGATGTACGAATTGACCGACAAATATAGACAGCTCCTAGACGTTGCAGAGGACGTTGACAGCACTCTATTATCCGACACGTTGGAAAGTATTCATGATGCGATTGAAGTCAAAGCAGAAGCAACTGCGGCTGTTATAAAGGAAATAGAGAAAGACACGGCTGGTTTGAAAGCAGAGATTGACCGTCTATCCAAACGGAAACAGACCTATGAAAACAATGTGAAGCGATTGAAACAACATTTACTTGATTCGCTTGAGAAAGCAAAGATGCCAAAGGTTAAGGGACAACGCTTCACGGTTAGCACGCGATTTAACGCGCCACACGTTGTTATAACTGATGAAAATATGATCCCAGTAGAATTCATTAAAACAGTGGAAACAATCGACAAAAGCGGATTGACAGCATTATTAAAAACACCTGACGGAAAGACCGTTAGGGGCGCACATCTTGAACAGAGCAAGTCATTACAAATCAGATGAAAGGAAGATTGATCAATATGATGCCAGAAACAGAACTACAGCCGCAAACTAATCCATTGTCACTCATTGATGAAATTGATGTAGGTTCCGTCCAAGGAACATTGAGCAAGATCGCACGACTTCAAACGGTTATTCAAAGCACATTGAAGTCCGGTCACGACTATGACGTTATTCCGGGAACAGGAAAACCTACGCTGCTTAAACCCGGTGCGGAGAAGGTTCTCATGCTGTTTGGGATTACAAGCGAATATAACCTTGTAGAAAAGATTGAGGACTACGAAAAAGGCGTTTTTGCTTTCACGTTCAAATGCACATTGTTAAAAAGTGGTCAAAAGATAACAGAAGGCTTAGGCAGTTGCAATTCTAAAGAAGACAAGTACCGTTGGCGCTTGGTAAAAGAAGAAGATGTTCCGTCAGGTATTGATATTTCAACTCTGAAATCACGCACTAATGGTTATGGTCAAAAAAAATATCGTATCGAAAATGACGATACGTTCAGTCTTGCCAATACGATTCTAAAAATGGCAAAAAAACGTTCACAGATTGATGCAACATTGACCGTGGCTAGTCTATCAGAAATATTTACTCAAGATATTGAGGACATGAAACAGTTTGCGCAAGCCGAGCACACAGAAAATATGACACTTGAAGATGCCGGAAACATTCAGCTGAAATTTGGTAAGCACAAAGGACAAAGTCTGAAAGACCTATTCCGTTCGGACAGAAGCTATCTTGAATGGCTAAAAGATGCAGATCGAACCGATCCGATTATAAAAAAGGCGATCAACACCATTTTCGACGCTTCTAAGAAAACAGCAGAAAGCAATCGTACACAAACTGAGCCACAGAAGGAAGATCCGAAACCAGAGGTAAAAAAGCCGTCTGCAGAAAACAAAGATCCATTTGCTAATGAAGGTAAGCCAATTGACATTAGTGACGATGATCTTCCGTTCTAATGGAATATCAACGCAGTATTCCATATAGCTTCTGGTCATTGCCACAGGATCAATTTAAACAAGTTGTGACCAACTATCTGCAGAAGATGGAACCAGGAATGAAGCCAATTAGAATACACAAGCCATATTGGATTGTGTGTGAGAAGGAGTGAATGAATTGGGATATTCGACGGCATATGACGAGCCAACAATGAAATGCCCTTACTGTGGAGCAGAATGTGAATGTGATTGGGTAGACGTTGGTGTAGGCAGTGTGCAATGTGGCCCTTATCACTGTGAAAATTGTGGTTCTACTGAAATAGGACCGGAAATGAAGATCAAATATGATTCAAATTCGTGCAAAACTATTATTTTGAACTCGGATGACTTTACAGATAGAGAAATGAAAACGGGTTGGTACGAACCGGTGAGTAGAAAAATTTCTCCTTATGCAAACACCGTAAATGGTCAGCTTGTTAATCATAAAGTTGCAGAAACCGCTTATCACGTTGGATTGCTTGATGAAAAGCAGATAGAGGAGTGAAAACGATGGGGATACCGATAAGCGAGTTTCAAGAAAGATTAAACAAAAGCGTGGGAATGAAGCTGATTGTCGCTGGTTTAGCAGGTCTTGTTGACGATGAAGGCTATACATTTCATGAAGCATTGGAAATTGAACGGTCGATTGAAAATAATTGCTTTCCGGCATTAATGAAAATGGAGCGTGATCATCGTGCCAGCAGTTCCAAAGCCTAAATTTAAACGCAGATTACCCACATGGGGACAGCGTTCAGAATTTAACAACCGTGTACGGAATCAAATCAGAGAAAGAGACAACGATGAATGCCAAATGTGCGGCAGTCATGTGGGATTGCAAATCCATCATGTTAAAGGCCGTGGACAAGGCGGCAGGGGCGTTCTGACAAATGGAGTGTTGCTGTGTTGGAAATGCCATCAAAACGTGCAGGAACATCAAAAGCTGATTAATTACTGGCAACGGAAATTTGAAATGAGATACGGCCCCGGTTATTACCGGGATGGTTGGGACGAGAGGGCATGATGCAATGATCAGAGAAATGGATGATTGTGAAAATGCTGAGCAAATGGGCGATTCGATAAAGGAGTTGTCTATGCGAATTGCTAAATACCCTGAAATAGTGAAAAAGACTATTTATCCGGAAATTTACGCAGAAATGGCACAACTAATTGCCCAATATGAACACTGTGATTCACCAATTGAGTTCGTTTTATTCAGATCAATTAAAGAGCAACTTGATCTTCTTAATTATCAATATGCCAGAGACTTTTTTCCACAAACACAAAAAGAAATACTTGCTAATGGGCACAAATACAGAGCAGACATATTTATCGCAGAAATATTCGAAACCAATAATAAAGAATCTGTTAGGGTCATCGTTGAATGTGATGGTCATGACTTTCATGAAAAGACAAAAGAACAAGCAAAACATGATAAAGAGCGCGATAGAAACATTCAAATGGAAGGCTATAAGACAATGCACTTTACCGGTAGTGAAATTTATAACGATCCGAGAAAATGTGCAGAAGATGTATTCCAAATGATCGAATCGTCTATTTCACCGAAAGTTGGCGATTCATGATGGCAAACGAACTGCATAGAACGTTCGATATTCCATACACACAGATTGACAATCGTATCTTCGAATCAGAGGTATTTCAGCGCCCGGTTGATAAGTTGCTCTACATGTCCATGATCAAATTTAGTTTTGGTAAAAGCAGCGTATTTCCGTCACTACCAACATTACAAAAATACTGCTGTTGCAATTCAAAACAAACAATTATTGATTCGATGAATCGCCTTATCAATATGAAACTCGTTGTTAAAGAATATCGCATATCTGAAAAGGGAAATCATCAGAGCAATATTTATCATTTATTTGATATAGGTGTAGTCCAAAAAATGGACCACCCCAGTCCAAAAAGTAGACCACGGGTAGTCCAAAAAATGGACCCTAATAATAAGAACTTAGAAGAACAAGAAATGAATAACAAAAATACCGACGACGGTATCTCAAAAGTCATTAAATTTTATGAAAATAACTTCGGATTGATTTCATCGTTTGTTGGTGAACAAATCGCAAGTTGGTCTAATGACGTTGAACCTGATGCTCTTATATATGCTATGGAAATTTCATTAGAACGAAATAAACGGTCATTTGGCTATGTGAAGAGCATTTTAAAAGACTGGTTTAACAAAAAGGTTAGAACACTAGAACAAGCGCAGGCCTATGAAACGGAAAGGACTGATCAGCTTGGCAAAAAGAGAGCCAACGTTTCAAACATTCGAAGCTATCATGGCCGACCTGCAGCAAAAAGTTATGAAGAATCACTCAAAGAAGTCGCAGCCGCAAAAGCCGTCTGGAACTGATTATGATTGCCCAATCTGCAAAGACACCGGTGTGGTGATTGTTAAACAAGGCGCTGAAATCGAGAAGAACAAGAAGCACAAAAACGGTGAATGGTGGTACACACCAATCTATGGAGAATGCGAATGCGTGAAGAAAGCGCGTATGGACAACCTTTTTAAAGACTCTATGATTCCGGATGAATTTAAAGAAGCACAGTTCACGAACTTTCGTCAGGAATTTCAATGGCAGCGTGACATGTATCAAAAGATTACCGACTATCTCAGAGACTTTGATTCAATTAAAGATAGCAAGAATAACAGTTTCGGTTTTATCGCATCATTTGGCGAGCAGAACATACGTAATCTGCAAACGATGGCTGAGAAAGCACAGGCGAAGGCAGAGCATAACAATTTCGGCATCGGTAAAACGCATCTTCAAGTTGCGTCAGCTAAGCGATTGCTCAAGCGAGGATACAGTGTACTGGTCGTAGCGGACGCTGTGCTCATGGATGAACTTACACAAGCCAAGATGATGAATGACCAAGGAGAACGGCTCAGACAGCTGCTAAACGGCGTTCAGAGGACAGAAGTTCTTGTATGGGATGACATCGGCAAAGCGAAGCCGTCAGAATCCAAAGAGAATCTTTACTATCAGATCATTGATTCGCGGTATCGGTCACGTAAGCCAATCATCTTCTCGAGTAATGAGGATAAAGCATCTTTGGCTGAACGGATTGGCTACGCTGCGGCAGATCGACTATTGAAGGGCATGGCTTATGAGCGTTGTTTCGTATTTGAAGGACCAAGCCAGAGAGGGATGCACGAATGAGCACATACAAAAATGATCCATCATTTCGCATACCAACACATGACTATATAGGGCAGCGTGTGAAAGTCGGAGATAAAGCAACAATCTTTTCTCCACGTGGCATTGCCTATGAAGGAATTGTTGTTCAACGAGGTGGCAAGCGCTGGTTTCAAGTGGATGAACAAATGAGAGTAGGCGGCATTGGAAACATGATGCTGATGAAAGGGTGAAAAAGATGCCTAAATGCTACTTTTGCGAGGAACAAGAAGCCACAGGAACACGATACGGAGAGCCTGCTTGCGATGAATGCCAACATGCAGAGATACGGATGATTTGTAATCCAAAACATGAGCAAAAGATGTCGGATGATGATCGGGCAAAACGACTAAAAATCATGATTCGAACATTTAAAGACGCGTTTGGGGAAGGGTGAACGGAATGCTCCATAAATGGCGAGAACCAATCCCCGGATGTTTCCGATGCATCCCACAAGGGGACATGGTGGAGTGCGACGATGAAGTTTGGTATCAGAATCTTGAAAAAACGGTTAGGGAGAGTGTGGAGCGTGCGAGAGATAAAATTTCGCGAATGGGATAAACATCGTGAAGAAATGTACGGAAAAGGTCACGGCATGAGTTATGGCGAGCGTGAGGACTTTGATGACATGGTCGGATGGAGATTCGCCCATGAAGAAAACTTTGGCGAAGAACCTCGTGTTCTGATGCAGTTTACCGGATTGAAAGACAAGAACGGACGAGAGATTTACGAAGGGGACATCGTGAATGTGGTTGTTAGAGGTGGTTACAGAAGCGGATTTGAACAATTTATAAAATCCGTTCCTGTCACCTATAACGAAAAATTAGCTTGTTTTGATCCGTTCGGCTGGTGTGTCATGTGGTGCAAAGATGAAAAAGTAATTTCAGCGGAAGTCATCGGCAATATCCATGAAAATAGCGATCTTCTGAAAGAAGGCTGATCACATGGCCATGGCAGAACCGTTCAACAATATCACCGAATCCCGTCTCATTAAGCAGTGGATGCCACGTAAACGCGGTGAGACGTACATTGCAGGCGAAGGATTTGATTTTCAATGGAGCAAAGATGAAGTTGCAGAATTTATCAAGCTGTGGAACTCCGGCGCATCACTTATGCGGCTCTCACAGACGTTTAGACGGACGCAAACAGATATAGCAGTGCTAATACTCGATTTGAGATCAAAAGGGAAAATAGAGCCACGAGAGAGGGGGATATGGTGATGACTAATATCGAAATTGACCGCAAACTGGCGGAGGCGATGGGATACGAAGTTATGAATGATAACCCTATTGTTCTAGTTCGTTACGAGAAAGGGTGCAACTGGCAAGCTTGGCAACCGCATGGTTACATGAAGGACGCTTGGGAAGTCGCTGAACACTTCGGGTTTCGGTATTTAAGAAAGAACACTCTCAATGGGAAATATTATGCCTACTTACGATTTGCTAATGAAAAAGCGGACACTGCGCCGATGGCAATCTGCTTAGCTGCATTACAGATGATTGAAGGGAGCAAGAGCGATGAATGAAGATGTGTATGTGTTGAAAAAGAGAATTGATCCAGTTGTTTTAGGCATTTTAAACGACGGTGACGCAGTTCCATCATCGCTTATAAAGGTAAGTATCATAACAATGGAAAATTGTAAGTTTAGAATGGCTGATCTTGATGATATATCTGATTGGATCGCCGCCTTGAAAAGCGGCAAGAAGATCGTCAATCCGATGTCTGCGAGAGAAGAACTTAGAAAGATGCTGAAGGACGAAGAGAGTGAACCGGAAGATCGGCTTTGGTATGACGGGTGGAAAAAAGGAATTATTAGGGCTACCGAAATCATCGCCAAAGAGCATCCTGACGTTAAGGATTGGCTAGGTGATCAGGATGCCTGATCGGTTGGAAGAAATCAAAGAACGATACGGATACAAAGGACTAGCCACTGGTGGAATTAATTCAATCATGTTTTTTCAAGCTTACCAAAAAGACCATTATCAAGTGATCATCGATATTGATGAGTTGCTTGAAGAAGTGGAACTCCTAGACGCAGAAAACGATATTCTGGATGATAAAAATTCTACACTCGACGATGAAAATGATCGGCTGAATGAAGAGAATAAACGGCTGAGAGCGGAGAATGAACTGTACAAAGAATATATAGAAATCATTAAGGACGACATTCAAGGAGATTGCGAAGAAGTTCCGAGATATGTCAGTGAAACTATTGATGAATTGGAGGAAGCACTCAATGAATCTAGCAAAACTCTATGAAGCACAAGCCAAATTGGACGCTGACATAATCGAAAAGAAAGGCTTGCAGGGCATGAACCTGCTGCCAAATAAAATCCTTGCTCTGAATGTGGAATTGGGCGAACTTGCGCAAGAGGTACAGGGTGAGTGGAAATACTGGAAAGAGCACACGACACGAGATGATGTGAGAGTTCTGGATGAGTTTGTTGATTGCCTACACTTTGCGTTGAGCATTGGTCTTGAAGATGATGATATTGACATTAATGATGATGTTGAAGATATTCGGGGATTTGCAAAAGCTAATGTCGGAATTACCGGCTTATTCAATTGCCTATTTGTAGATATTGCGGAATATGGCGAAAGCAGCGGCTATAAAACACTCATTCATTATGCAAACATGGTGTTCGGACTTTTAAGACTAGGTAATCGATTAGGCTTCACCGATGAACAGATCGAGGCGCAATATTTCAAGAAAAATGCTGTAAATCATCATCGTCAAGAGGTGAATTACTGATGCTTAAACCATTCCGAGTACGTGGAAAATTAGTAGACGGTGAAATGCTCAAACAAATGGAGCAGAATCATCTGAACCAAAGCAACGTGAGCAACCGCGTGATCGTTCAGCATTGGACACTAGAAGAAGCGGTGAGCACACCAAAGGGGAAAGGCAATAGACCGAAGAAGCGACCGTTTGAACGTAAGCTATTGTCTGTGAATGGTGAGGTCAATACCTATTTCATGGATCTTGATGAATGCCATAAGAAATATGGACCTCCTGGAAAGGTAATGTATCCCGAACGTCTACGTCAAAAGGAGTGGATTCAGTGATTGAATTAACCATCCCAGGCGACTATCACGGACAAGGTCGTCCACGAACTGTAACAAATAAATTTACACATAAGACAACGACCTATAACCCGAATGCCAAAGAGAAAAAAGACATGCAGAAATTGATTCGCCTTCTGACGCACGAGAAGCCGTTTAACGGAGCGATCAGCGTTAACCTTACAATCTATCGAAAGATGCAAAAGAGCCTTAGTAAGAAGGAGAGAGAAGCCAAATCAAAGGGAATGATTCGTCCTACGGTTAAGCCGGATATCGACAACAAAATAAAGCTTATTTTGGACGCGATGAACGGCATTATTTGGGAAGATGACAATCAGATTGTGGAACTGAACGCTAAAGAATATTATAGCGACGAGCCACGAATTGAAGCGAAAATCTTTGAATTGGACGAGGTGGTTCCATGACATGGAAACGTTGGGTAATACTTTACCGCAAAGAAGGACGGCACAAAGTTTGGAGCTACGAGCCAAACAAGCAGAGGATTGTTGAGCGGATGAAGGCAGACGGGTGGAAAGAATGGCGCGGTTGACAGCTAAAGCGAAGGAGTGAGTTTGGTGGATTTACAAGAAATTAAGAGATATGACGATTCTATATGGCTTTATATTTTAAAACAAAGAACAGTATTCGATACAGGTAACATTAAAGCACAAAAAGATTGGCTTATCAAAGCTTTAGAGGTTCATCAAAAGGCGATTGGCTTAGCTTTAGAAACCTTAGAAAACAATAACCTGATGAATGACGATTACTACAAGATTCAAGCTATGCTAGATGAAATTTAATGGCACAGTTCGACACTATGGAGAAGGAGCGATGGCTATGAATCAAAAGAAATTCGACAAGAAACTAAATACCATGATGAACGAACTCGATAAAATGATTCAAGAACGGGACGAAATGCAGGAAAAGCAGCTGTGCCGTCTAGCCACTGAAATTTTAAGACTCTGTTTAAGTGAATAACGACACTATGACGCAACAATTGGAGGAAAAAATGAAAAAAATAATTAATGGAAAATTGTACGATTCAGATAAAGCAGAAAAGATATGTGAAGCATGGGTTATGAATATAAAAGGAACTCTATATAGGACTAAGATTAAAAATTGGTTCATTGTTAGTGAAACTTATGAACTGGTGAAGCTCGATGAATCAACAGTCAAACGGGTTCTCGGATCACAAAATGTTGCCCAGTGGAATGAATATCAAAGTTGAAAAAGATGACTAAATAAAAAAAGATCCGGATTCCCTCCGAACCAATCATATGTTCCATTCTACCATATGGAGGGGATAACCGATATGCAAAGCCTACTCAAAGACATAGATACAGATGAAACAGTCAGAGCAGCGAAAATAGCCCTAGAGAAATATCAATACTACCGGTTAAGTGTTCCAAACTTCAGAGAGCCAAAGATAACACCTGCCTATTGCCTGACACCAGGAAGCAATACAAACGAATTTCACAGCGACACAGAGGATTGTGCAGTCTATAATGTGGATAGTCAGGTATATCGGGAGAAGTACATTGAGCGCGTCAATGCGGCGATTCAGCGGCTGAAGGTAGATCATCAAAGATTGATCCGTGAACGTTTCTTGTTGGATGCTGATTCCAACCTGCAAGTGAGCATGAAGATGAATTATTCAGAGAGAAATTATTACCGTAAGCAGGAAAAAGCACTGATTTGTCTAGCGTTCGCACTCCGGATAGAGGTATATGAGGAAGAATGGCAGACATTTGGCAGAGACATGGCATAAGGTTGGCATAAACAGGAAAGATTATCCTGTTAAACTGATATTGTGAGAATTATATGAACGGACAAGGGCACCTATTCTGGTGTCCTTTTATTTTATACAAAGGTGCTGATAAAGATGGAACCCATTTATGATCATCCGTGGCTGACGCTGCTTTATATCACGTGGATATTTTTATGTGTATCCGGAATTGTAGGACAGAGAAATGAAAATAAAAGACCCTGAGCATGGCTGTAAAGGATGTATATGGTTGGATCGGGAAGGGCTGTGCCCGTTCCTGAGGTGTGTGAAGAAGAATGGATGGAAAGCAGAGAAAAGACAATGATGCTATTAATTGTGTTCATGATATCAATAGTCTTGATTCCATTAGGAACAGCATTAATACTTTCTCCGTTGACTGTTCAACTTGAAGTATGGTTGAAGCTGACGCTTATTGCAATTGGAATTTTACTGATGATCGTCGGTGTATCACTGAACATCTATTTTAATGCTGGCGTGAACAACTTGAAATAATCATCAATCCGATCATGGAGGTGTGGTGACATGTAATGCCAAGGAAAAGAGATCCCCGGCGTGATGAAGCCTTTAAGATGTGGAAAGAATGTAAAGGCGAGATCACGAATCGTGAGATAGCAAGACAGTTAGAAGTCCCCGAAAAGACAATTGGAGGATGGAAGTCAAAAGACAATTGGAACGGAGTACTCCAAACGGATAAACGGAGTACTCCGAAACAGAAAGGTAAGAAGCAGGCACGTGCGCCGAGCAAGAGAAGTGGCAACCATAACCCGAAAAACCAATTTGCCAAACGGAACAAAGCTGCTGAGAAATTCGGCTTTCTTTCCAAGTATCTGCCGGAAGAATATAAAGAGATTATGGAAACAATCGCTGGAAGAAAACCAGAGGATTTGCTTTGGGATCAAATTGTTATTCAGTACACTGCAATCATTCGTTCACAGAAAATTATGCTTGTGAATAATGCTGATGACTTATCTAAGGAGCAAAGCCAATCTGGATGGGGTGATTCTGGTGCTGATAAATACGAAGTAAGGTTCGCCTATGAAAAACAGGCAGCTTTTTTAAATGCTCAAAGCAGAGCGATTAGTGAGTTAAGGACATCCATTAGACAGTTCTTACAGATCACTGACGAATTTGACGAACGTCATCATAAGCTTGAACTTGTTCAGGCTCGTATTGACCAGATACGGGCTACAACGGATACCGGAGCAAAGACAGAGGACAAGCTAGGAAATCTCCTTGACAAGCTCGAGGAGGCGTTCACTAATGAGCCTGAATAAACTATATACGCCGAAACAGCAAGAGGTGCTCCGGTATGCGTTTAATCATGATTTTTTCATGCTGATTAATCACGGCGCCAAGCGAACGGGAAAAACGGTGGTTGACAATGATCTATTCCTATATGAATTAAAGCGTGTCAAACGAATAGCGACAAATGAGGGAGTAGAAAATCCACAGTATATTCTTGCTGGTGCCAATTTGGGAAACTTGGCGAAGAACGTCATGATTGAGTTGACTAACAAGTACGGAATCGGCTTTCATATGGACAAGTACAACCGATTCAAGTTATTCGGCGTGCTTGTTGTCTGCACCGGGCACAGCAAGATCAATGATTTAAGCCGTATTCGTGGTATGACGGCTTATGGCGCATATGTCAACGAAGCGTCATTGGCTAACGAAGAAGTATTCAACGAAATTAAGTCGCGCTGTTCAGCGACTGGTGCAAGGCTTCTGATTGATACCAACCCGGATCAGCCAGAACATTGGTTGAAACGTGATTACATTGACAATCCAGATAAAAGCATTGTTGATTTTCATTATGTGCTTGATGACAATACATTTCTCAATGAACGGTACAGGGAAAACATAAAAGCCACAACACCAAGCGGAATGTTTTATGATCGCGACATCAATGGTGTCTGGTGCGCCGCTGAAGGCGTTGTCTACAAGGACTTCAATCAAAAAATTCATTACGTCAACGAATCGAAGTTGAAAGATATAAACTTTGTAAAATATTTTGCTGGTGTCGATTTTGGTTATGAGCACTATGGCGCCATCGTCGTGATCGGTGAAGATGATCAAGGAGATTTTTATTTAATCGAAGAACATGCAAAACAGCATGAAGAAATTGATTATTGGGTGGATGTTGCAATGGGCGTGAAAGAGCGCTACGGCAACATCCATTTTTATTGCGATACAGCGCGGCCAGAACACATTAAACGGTTAAGACGGGAACATATTCGTGCAATTAACGGAGACAAGTCGAGAATCGCAGGGATTGAAGAAGTCGCTCGACTGTTTAAACAAAACAAGCTATTTATCGTCAATGAACGTGTACAGCGTTTTAAAAAAGAAATTTATATGTATGTGTGGAACGAAACGACCGGCGAACCTGTGAAGCTGTGGGACGACGTACTCGACGCTCTCAGATACGGAATATACACGAATAATCGTCCAGCACAGCGCAGGATAGGAAGGAGGGAAAACGATGAATCCATTTATTAAATATATCAAGAGAATTCAAGAAAATGGCATCACGGTTGAAACAGTACAAGAAATCATCAGCGATCACAAAGCCGATCATAAACGGATGAAGCGGCTTTATCATCGCTATATTGCTGACCAGAAAGACGGGCCGAAGATCTTTAATCGATCACCGATCGATTACGGAGCCGGGCCATCTAAAAACGTCTTTCGTCTTGATGACAAAGTAAATAACATGCTCAATAACAGTTTTGATTCAGAGATAGTTGACACCAAGGTTGGCTATATGTTTGGTCATCCGATCACGTATAGGGCAGACAACGCAAAGGACACGTGGAAACAGGAGATTCAAGACTTTTTGTTGCGGAGCAATTCAGCCGATCAAGATGCTGAATGTGGAAAGTATGCGGCGATCTGTGGATATGCGGCGCGTCTTGCTTATATCGACACAGAAGGTAAGCCGAACATTGAGGACATCGAGCCTTGGCATGTGGTATTCATCGGCAAGGACATCACACATCCGGATTACTCACTCTACTATTACCGATTGGATGATGCCGACAAAGGATCACACCTTTATGTGGAGTTCTACGACGAAACAGATGTCTACTATTTTGATGATGAATCAGACGGATTACAGCTTAAAGACCAAAAGGAACACCTATTTGACTATAACCCTTTGTTTGGCGTTCCAAACAATCAAGAGCAAAAGGGCGATGCAGAGAAGGTATTAAGCCTGATTGACGCCTATGACCGCACACTTAGCGATGCAAGCAACGAGATCGAACAGTATCGACTAGCTTACTTGGTACTCAAAGGCGCTGACCTCGATGAAGAGGATATAGCAAAGCTGAAAAAGACGGGTATCTTTGAACTCTATGATGAGAACCAGGATATTAAGTATCTCAATAAAGAGGTAAACGATGACTTGATTGAGCATCATCTTAACCGGCTTGAACAAAATATCCTACGATATGCCAAATCGGTAAACTTTGGTGATGAGGAATTTGCAGGGAACCAAAGTGGTGTAGCTATGCGATTCAAATTGCTTGCACTAGAAAATAAGTGCATCAACATGGAGCGAAAATTCACATCAGCACTTCGATACCAATTCAAAGTGCTCTGTTCAGCATGGGCAAAGAAGGGGCTATGCGCTTTAGATGACTATCTAGGTGTGACATTCACTTTCACTCGCAACCTTCCGGCTGATGTAGCTTCTGAAGCAACAACATCTGCACAGCTGCAGGGACGTGTCAGCGAGCGTACACGGCTGTCACAGCTATCATTTGTGCCTGATGTCGATAAAGAACTAGAAGAGATGCAGAAAGAGAAAGACGAATACGCGGCGAATCTGCCACCGGTTGATCCAAACAATCAGCCTAGTCAAAGCGAGGAAGGTGAAACGTGATGCCTGTCAATTATGATGAGAAAACAGGGGTTATGACCACTGATGAAACCGACGATCAATTTGAAAAAGCGTGTGAAGAAGCGTTTGCGACTCTCCATCATCTTGATGAGAGTATTAACAAATCGCTTGATAACTGTGAAAAATGTGTAGCAGCTGAGTTATTAGACAAATATATCAACCTTTACGAAGTACTAACCAAATGAAAGGAGGCGTGTGGCAGTGAATCAACAGTCTATTGATGCTGAATTAGATAAGGTCATTAAAAATGCTGAAAGCGACATTGATAAAACATTCGCCACACGTCTCAAAACGATTCTTAACCAAATTGCGAACATGTATCAGAAATACTCAAATGAAGATGGTCAGCTGACTTGGACAGATATGAACAAGTACAGCCGTTTTCAGCAGGAAATGTCGCTGATTGCTTCACAGATGACAGAGCAATATCAATACCTGCTCACTGGATTGCAAAGCATGATGGAGAACATTTACCTGCAGGACTTTATGAAGTCGTCATACTTGTACGAGTTAGCAGCTCAGTCAGCTATGGCCGCTTCAATCCCGTCATTATCCGTTATCCAAGCAGCCGTTAAGAATCCGATTCCTAAGCTGACACTGCCATCGCTGATGGAAAGCCACCGGAATGACATTGTTAACCGTATCAACTTGGAAATGTCGCAAAGCCTGATAGCAGGAGAAAGCTACGCGCAGATGGCAACTCGTATTCAAAAAGCGGTCGGATTCAGCAAGTCGAAGGCTCGGAATGTTGCCGTCACTGAAGGTGGTCGGGTGCAGACACAGGCACGCCTAGACAGTGCAGAAAAGGCGAAGAAGCACGCTAATCTAGTGCCTGTATGGCTTTCTACATTGGATATGAAAACGCGTCCTGATCACCGCAAATTAGATGGACAGGATGCAGATGAGAAAGGCTATTTTCATATCCACGGGTTGAAAGCAAAAGGCCCACATTTGTGGGGCGTGGCGAGTCAAGATTGTCGGTGCCGTTGTACTGTGATTATGAAGGTGAACGGAAAGCTACCCGATACGCGCAACGCTAGAGACTATCAGGACGCTGCCTATCAGCAGAAGCTAGCCGACCGGATAGATAAGTATATGGAAGATGGAATGACCGAGAAACAGGCTGAAAAGCAGGCAAAAAAGGAAATTAAAGCGCCGAATGTGACGATTCCATTTAAGCCATATGATGAGTGGTTAACCGGCAAGAAGAAAGCAGCACCAAAACAAGGACCGACAATCAAGATGCCGGACGATTCCGAACGAGCAGCTGTGATTGATAATTCATCAGGTATTCCAATTATTCAGCCGGTTGACTTGGATACCAGCCTTCAAACGCTCAGCGTCGACGATGTGAAAGAGTACATCAATCAAGTGCCGAAAGAACATCAAGGTGTTATCAAGGAAATTCACCTGCTTGACATGTACGATCAAGAAGGAAATACAGTGTTCAACAACGCTTCCGGAGGGTACGGCCTTGAGACCAAGAACATCGAAATGTACCGCAATGATTGGCTTAATCGTGATACCAGAGACAAAACATTAGCCGGAATCGTCCGCCATGAGACGGCTCACGCGCTCCAAGAAACGCTAGGCGATCAGTTCTTAAAAGACTGGAAGAAAGCGGCTAAGAAAGACGCTGCACACATCACAGACTATGCCAAAACGGACATCTATGAAGATGTTGCTGAAACCATTTCATACCATTGGAGCCCGGACAGTATCGAACGGCGAACGGTTGAAATGTTCTTTCCCGAGCGCTACTCAGTTTTGAAAAAGTATGGTATTAAGAGTGGTCATGATTTAGGTAATGACAATGATGATGAAAAGCCTAAATTACTCGCTGACATCAGCATTGCCAAAACAGACATGAAAGAAAAAGTAGGGGAAGACAATTACAATAAATTTGCTGAACATTTGAATGGGATGCAAGATGAACGAATACGGTCTCTATTTGAAAAGTACGCTGATCAAATGGAATTTAAACAGTTAAAAAATGAAACGGCATATACAAATGGTTCTATTGTACAGCTTGCTCAAGTCGATTTTGATGGAGACAAAGTTGACAATCCATTGCAAACAGTCTACCACGAGATCGGGCATGCTTTTGATAACATTGGACTAAGAACGATAACCGGGAAGAGCCTATATCCAACTGGAAATAAAATAAAGGCGAAACACAACAAAAAGACAATTGAAATAAGTGAATACGTTTCAGTAATGTCAGCTATGCCAAAATATAAGTTAAGAGAAACAATTAATCGTGACCTATGGGAATATGTCAATGGTAAGGATTTGCCAATGGTTGAAGATCTTGGCGAACGTCCAAGAAAACGTGCTGAAAGGGCAGAATGGAACGATAAAGCCTATAGCATATTAAATAAGAGTAAGGCAAACTTCGAAAAGTTTGAAAAAGAAATAACCAAAAAATACAGCAGAGATAGCAATGAAATATCTATCCTGTCTGATATTTATGAATCAACACCGTTCACGTTGAGGGATAATCCATTGGGTTCCGGGCATGGGAAAACGTATTACAACAAAGCTGGACATGCCGAGGCTGAATTCTTTGCTCATGTTGCAGAATCAATAGCAGCAAGTCAAGAAAGCTATGTTCTGCTGAACGAAATATTCCCGAACGCAGTAAAAACATGGGAAAATATCGTTGATGATATGTTGAAGGCTGGTGATTGACATGTTTCACGCAGAAAATGGCGCATGGGAAATAATAAACAAGGCTGTCAGTAAATACGAAACACACTTTGATGCTATTTTCCCTATTTACGAGTACACGGAAATGACATCTGGAAGTGGATATGATTTCTCGCTGTCAGGAGCAAAACGCTTATCTGATTTTATCGACGATCGAATAAAGCAGGACAAACCTGTTGCAGTCCCTGAAGGTTATGAAGACAGACTGTATTAAAGGGTGATAACAGTGAGTACTGAAACCATTTATCTTTCAATTGACGGAAAAACAGTGGTAACGGAAGAACAAGCCTATTACGTGATTCGCCGCGTCTTTAAAGGTGATAAGTTGGTCAAGGAGACGAAGGGAATCGTGAGGAGAGATGTGTGATGAAATGGTTCTTGATCTACGCCATTACCGGCATGATTTATTCGGCACTGACATTGAAAGGAAGAACATTATTTTGGTTCACTCAAGCGTTTAAGAAAGAAAAGATGAAAGAAATCATTTCCACATCTACAGATGAAATGGCAGACAGCGATAAACAGAGAATGCTCGCTGTCCTTATTTATGTTGTCACCATTTCATTGCTGACCATTGCTCTATGGCCGTTCGCACTGATGATGAGGATGATGGGGATCAATTCAAAAATGATGCGAGATGTGAAGGAGAGATTGCAGTGAAAAGGTTCAAACATGCAATTTCTCGATTATTACACTTGAGCAGCTATAAGTTTCACATCTTTCTTGGACGTATTGGAGTTATGGATGGTAACTACTGTATTAAACATCATTGCAAAGAGTTTCACGGCTGTTCTCCATCAACATTTCTGATATGGTGCGACAAAGTAAATCATAAGCGAATCTTTGAATCCATTATTTTGAGGAGTGATCACAATGGCTAATACAATCATCATTTCCATTCTTTCAGCCATTTTGTGTATCCCTGCTGCTTTTATCGGATGGGATATAGGTGAACGCCACGCACGTAAAAAATTCAATAAGAAGTGATTATGATGGCTAAAATCCATAAAATGTGTGACACACCAAAAGACATATTAGAGAACTTTCTTAAAGGTGCAGAGAATTACAGCGATGCTATTATAATCATTCGAAATCGCAAAACAGGTGAGTTTGATGTTGGATGGTCAACAATCCCATTACACGAACAGCTTGGGATGCTTGAATTAGCAAAGAAATACATGTGTGACATTTACGATGAATCATAGGTGATATGCCTAGAGAGGACTGGTGATCCTTTTAATCTCGTTTGAGCCGCGATAAGGCTTATTTTTTATGCCCTTTGACCTGCCGGAAGTCATTAAAAGACGGAAAAACAGACTTGCAGGCGCGTACTGCAAGGCTCAGGAGGAATTCAACAATGGACTTAAACGAAATAAAAACATGGCTGAATGAACATAAAAGTGATTCTGATGTATCGGCATATCTCGGAGAACTTTCTAAGCCATCTGTTGACGGATTAAAAGGGCTTCTTGATACCGAAGAAGGGCGCAAGTTGATTCAGCCGAAACTTGATCAACATTTTACAAAGGGCCTTGAAACTTGGAAGCAGAATAATCTGTCATCGTTGGTGGAGGAAGAGGTCAAAAAGCGCAATCCCGGCAAGTCTCCGGAGCAGATTGAGATTGAGAAGCTACGGAAACAGGTTGAGGACGCAGAGAAGGCACGTACACGTGAGAAACTCGTCAACTCGGCATTGAAGGTGGCTGATGAAAAAGGCTTGCCTAAGGGAGTGCTAGACTTCTTCATTGGCGAGAACGAGGAAGCAACCACAGCGAACCTTAGCAAGCTGGAAGAAACATTCAACACGGCTGTTCAAGCGGGCGTTGACGCTAAGTTTCAGGCGAGCGGACGCCATGTAAATCATGGCGGTGGAACTGATAAAGCCGGTGAGTTTGGTAAGAAGCTGGCAGAAGCAAATCAGCAGAACAACGAACAGATGCAACAGGCACAGAAAAACTATTTTAACGAGAATTAAGGAGGTTTAACAGATGAGTAAATTTGATCAAACAGATTATACGAACACGAAAGAGATTCTAAAATTCGCAGATCACTATGTTGCCATTTCGGTAACTGTGGATGATGCAGGGATTGTAGCAAATGCGGACGGCAAGAAGATTGTACCGGCCGGCACAATTATCGGCGGTGGTTTTCTTAGCAACAGCACAGTCAAAGCGGTAAAAGCAACATCAACCGGAGCACCATTGGTATCTAATGCTGAGGGCGTCCTGCTCACAGACGTTGACGTAACCTATGGCGCAGCATCCGGAACGGCTGTCATTCATGGATTTATCGACACAGCGAAATTGCCAGTAGCACCAACAGCAGAAGAAACTGCAGCACTCAAACAAATCACATTTATTTCCTAAGGAGGAATGAAAACAATGGCTAGTATTTTTGATCTTGTCAACGCAAATGACATCGGCGCGTACGTCGAATCTCAACCACAAGTACCCTATCTCGGAGCAACACTATTTCCGGCAAAGAAACAGCTTGGATTGGATCTCAGCTGGATTAAAGGCGCGTCAGGTCTTCCAATCGCTCTGAAACCGTCTGCTTTTGATGCAAAGGCAACGGTTCGTGATCGCATCGGACTTTCTGAAATTCAGACGGAAATGCCGTTTTTCAAGGAATCTATGACCGTTAAGGAACGCCTGCGCCAGGAACTGCTGAAATTCGCACAGAACCAAAACAGCCCGGCGGTCAATGCAATCATTACACAGATTTTTGATGATGCAGGCAATCTCGTTAAAGGCGCCAATGTGCAGCCGGAACGGATGATTATGCAGCTGCTGTCTACCGGAAAGATTGCTATCTCAGCAAATGGACAGGCACTGGACTATGACTACAAGATGTCTGATGAACACAAAGAAACTCTGACTGATACGGCTAGATGGAGCGACACTGAAAACTCTACGCCGATCCAAGACATCATTGCTTGGCAGGACACGGCTGAGGATGACACGGGTGTACGTCCTGCTCGTGCGATCGTATCCCGGAAAACATGGGGATATCTGATGGCGAACAAGAGCATTCGCTTGGATATGAATCCGATCGGAGGTCAGAACATCATTGTAACGAACAGCATGCTGCAGCAATATCTCACAAACAAACTTAGCATGACATTTGCGGTATACAACAACAAATTCATTGACGAAACAGGTGCAAAAAAGAACTTCTTCCCGGATGACAAGATCTCTCTGATCCCAGCTGGAAACCTTGGCAGCACATATTATGGAAATACGCCTGAAGAAGCTGACCTCATGGCCGGTGCTACATCGGCACAAGTGCGCATCGTGAATACTGGTGTCGCAATCACGACTTATGATGAAGCGGATCCGGTGAACAAAATAACTAAAGTTTCTGAGATCACGCTTCCGTCCTTTGAAACGATCGATCAAATTTTTGTGGCAACTGTTGCCTGAGGAGGTTTTATAAATGGCTGAAGAAGTAAAAACAGCAGAGGAAACGGAGCAAACTACTCCGGAAGAAAGCAAGCCAAAACGCAAAAAGGTTACATTCACTAAAAATGTGAAATGCGGCAACGACAAGCGATACAAGAAAGGCGAATCAGCACTAGTTGATGCTGCTCTTGTTGAGGACTACGAAAAACAAAAAGTAATTGAGTGAGGTGGTCATTATGGCCGTGCCTTCCGATTTGCTCAATACAATAAAAGTGATGCTTGGCATCGCAGACAATTCGAAGGATGACTATCTTAATATTGTGATTCCGCTGATTGTCGATGATGTGCAAGAGCAGTGCAACAACACATTCGACATTAGCAATCTGCCATCCGGAATCATTCGTTACTTGGCTAAAGCTTTGGAATTCGATATGGGCGATTCTCGCTTGAAATCTCGGTCTTTAGGCAATGTCTCGTATTCTTTTAACACAGAACTTCCGGGCAGCGTAGCGAAGCTCCTGCGCCCTTATAAAAAGGTGCGATTCCGATGCTTATGACGAAGATGAATTTCAGTCCCTATGATGAGTTTCCTCATAAGATCATTTTTCAGAAGCAAGGCCTTGTTTCGGATGGTGCCGGTGGTTGGATTGATGGTGGATGGACGAATATTGACGGTGATCCTGGAACTTATCCGGCACTCGTAACGGACATATCCGGTCAGGAATTTGGACAAGCCGGGCAGACAGTCAATCCGATCAACAAGGAGATTTATTTTCCGTACCGGACGGATATCAAGCCAAATATGCGTGTACTACTTGATGATGGGCCCATCGTTGCGATTAAGAGCCGTCCGCTCGATCAAGGAGGACAACATGAAAAAATGCTGATCCAAGTGACTGGGGATGAGCTAAATGGCTAAAGGTCGTGTCACGTATGGCGATAAGGGGTTCGAATTGACCATTGAGAAGTTTGAGAAACAGTATATTGCAGAAGTAAAAAGAGTAATTGCCGAAACAGCCGAGATGATTGTGTCTATTGCCAAAGCTAATGCTCCAACTGATACAAGTAATTTGAAAAAATCAATCCAAGCTGACTATTTCGATGATGGATTGACTGCTATTGTACATGTAGACGCTTCATATGGGATTTATGTTAATTATGGAACAGGAATTTACGCATCTGGACCAGGCGGTTCATCAGCTAAGAAAATTCCGTGGGTGTACTACAGCGAAGAACTTGGCAGGTGGGTTATGACTCGCGGTATGCGTGCAACACACTTCTTTGATAAGGCTATGACTTCTGGATCTATGCACTTCGCAAGTGCCATGAACAAATTGGGGTGATGCCTGTGCGGACGTCTTTGTTCGCTTTGCAAAAGGCTATTTTTCAGAAACTGACAAGCTATCAGCTATTGATGAGCAAGGTTGTCGGCGTGTTTGATGATGTACCACTGGAGTACATTGACACGACTGGGAACGCAAAGCCGACAGTCTTTCCATATGTTCAAATTGACTTATCGACCAACAATGAGTTTGATACAAAGTCATCATTCGGCGAGAACATCACGATGACGCTAAACACCTACAGCCGGTATGCAGGGCACAAGGAAACCTATGACCTAATGAACTTAATCTTTGAAGCTTTGAAAACGCCACTCTCGCTTGAGGGTGGCTTTACTATTGCTCGATTTGTTCCGGGACGTCCAGATGTAATTACAGACATTGATGGCAAATCGAAACACGGAATTTTGGAACTAAATTTTTGGATTTTATGAGGAGGTAAACAAAATGCCAGTAAGCGGTAAAAAGATCATCTTTTTATTTCAAGATACTTCAGCGCCGGTTGGATCTGATGCGTTGTTTCCTGGATTTCAAACAGATGGATCACACGATTATGCCGGTGATCTAGCTGACGAACAAACGAAAAATGGCCGCGTTCTTGAATATGCACAAGATGAAGAAAGCGCAGATATGACATTCTTTATGGCTACTGAAGATGGTGGTCAGAAGCTGCTTAAAGATGCGCGCAAAAATCATAAGAAATTGAAAATGTGGGAAGTCAACGTTGACGCTAATGCTAATGGGAAACACGATGCAACCTTTGCGTATGTACTGATCGAAGAATTTAACCCTTCATTTCCATCTGATGGATTTGCAGAATGTGATGTGTCAATTCAAGTGCAGGGACAGTCTCAAGACGGAGAAATGGACTTGGATCCGGAAGTTGTTGAACTGGCTCAGTATGCATTTGAAACTCCAGGAGAGACAGGAGCAATTGCGGTTACAGGCTTAACTGCGGCACCGACGACAGTATCTCTGACAGTTAGTGGTACGCAACAGTTGACATCGACAATTCAACCGGCTGATGCAACCGATAAGACAGTATCCTATGTATCAAGTGATCCGGCTATTGCAACGGTATCTAGTAGCGGTCTTGTAACTGCTGTAGCTGTTGGAACAGCTACAATCACAGTGAAATCTAACGCTGATCAGACTAAAACTGCAACTTGTGAAGTAACAGTAACTGCTTAATCAATGGGGAGAAATCCCCTATTTTTTAATTATATGGAGGTTAACTCATGCCAATTTTAAATATCAAAAAAAAACAATATGAAGCTAAACTCGCTTTTGCATTTGATAAAAGAGCGAATGAAAAATATGCGCCTAAGGATAAAAAAGAAGGAAACACAGGTCTTGAAAAGATTTATGAAGATCTGCTAAACTATCGTACACGTGGCCTATCAGCTTTTTGGGATTGCGCACTTGCTTACCTCAAAAAAGATCAACCGATCTGTGATGATATCAACGACGCTCTTGAAGTCGTGGTTGAATCAGAAGGGACGGAACGGCTATTTAAAGAGTCGTTCAAGGCGCTTGATGAATCGGGTTTTTTCAAACTCCAGCTTCGCGAATATTGGAAAAACGTGAACTCGATCGACAAAATGGTAGACGAGGAGAAAAAGGACGAAGTGAAGCAAGCGAACCTGGCCAAGAAAATGTTAACAGACCAGAGAAAAGAGATTCTCGCGTAACTGATTATCAGCAAATTTTTTCCGATGCAGCACGCCTATTAAAAGTATATGACCCCGATTTAATCATGTCTTGGACTCCAAATGAGTTCAAGGCTTTTTGTCGTGGCGCACAGCATGCTCAGGCTGATGAATACGATCGTATGGCAACGGGAGCTATGTTTAATCGCTATGCCACCAACGCGAAGCGTGCACGAAAACGCAAAATGTTTGATGAAAAAGAAGCGCACAAACGAATTGACCGGCAGTTAAGCAACTGGAAAGAATCATCGGGACGGACGGCACTTGACCATGATCGATATCAGCGATTGAAAAATGCTTTGAACAGATCGTCATTTCAAAAGAAAGGAGGGTGAGCCATGAATAAGAACCTGACGGCATTTGTCGGAGCGAAGATCAGCGAGTTTAAAGCAAAGATGGCTGAAGTGAGCAAAATCATGCACACTACCGCGACTGGAAACAGAATAGATATCGACGGAAATATCAGACCGGTGACTACGAAAATAGCTGAAGTTAAGGCAGAGCTAAAGTCAATAAGAGACAAAACTGTCGAGATTCATGCCAAAGTAGATAAACGATGGGATAAATTCGGAGATGATTTAGATAGCTTAGCCACTCGAATACGTACATTTGGAACAGTTGGACAAAGTGTTATCTCTGGCTTTGCACTGTCCATTAGTTCCGCTGGCGTTCCGGCTATTGCATCTTTAGTAGCTGGCATTGGTTCACTTGGTCCGATTCTTGGCGTGGCTGCAGGTGGCGCCGCAGCACTGGGAACTTCGTTCGCTATGGCAGGAGCCGGAATTGGTGCTTTTAGTGCGGTTGCTTCTGCTAATTTGGGCGATATGTTCGAAAAGATGAAAAAGATGTCTGATCTACAGAGTAAGATTGACATGACCAAAGATCTTAAAGAACGTAATAAGCTGTTGCAGCAGCAGAAAACAATCTTGGATAGTATGGACAAGCCCGAGCAGCGCGCTTATGAAGCCAGCCAGAAATTGAAACAGGTATGGCAAGGCATTACAGACCCACTCAAGTCTCAGACGGTCAGCATCTATACAAAAGCATTAAGTGCACTGTCAGATGTTCTTATTATGCTTAAGCCCACTTTTCAAGGAGTCACACAAGCGGTGGAAAATCTCGTCAATTCACTAAACGAAGGGCTTAAATCTTCCGATGCTATTAACTTTTTTAAGGTATTGGGTCAGACAATTGGCCCGAACCTTGAAACAATGGGCAAAGCAGGAATGAACTTCCTGCTTGGAATGATGAATCTATTTACGGCATTTGTTCCACTTGGACAGAAAATGAGCAATGGATTGCTTGGTATGTCTCAATCGTTTCTAAAATGGACAGAGACAGTAGGTAAATCGAAGGCGTTTCAAAATTTCATTAACTATGTAACGACCAATGGCCCTAAATTGCTGAAAATTGTTGGTAACTTATCATTAGGCATCGTGGGCATGTTTTCGGCGTTCGGATCTACTTCAGCTGATATGATGACATCACTTGTCAGTATGACAAACTCGTTTAAGACGTGGGGGCAGACGTTAGGGCAGAACAAACAATTTCAACAATTTATTGGTTATGTGAAACAAAACGCACCAGCTGTTATCTCTGTTATTGGCAACGTAGTTCAGATTATCGGAGCTTTAGCGGTTGGCTTTGCTCCAGTTGGAGCGGCTGTACTTAAGTTTCTTGTTCCATTTACGCAAATGATTGGCTCATTTTTAAAAGCTCATCCAATTATAGCAAGTATCATTGCGGTTATTGTCTCTGTAATCGGAGTATTCGTTGCGCTTGCCCCTACTATTATGGCAGTCACATCAGTTATCGGGGTACTAATCACCGTTGTAGGTGCAATTGCCGGAGCTGTGGGTGGATTCTTAGCCTTTCTCGTCTCATGGCCGGTTCTCCTTGCCGCTGCCGGTGCGTTGTTAGTTGCGATAATTATCAATAATTGGGATTCGATTTGGTCATTTTTGAAAGGATTATGGAGCACAATTGTGAGCGCCGGAGCTTCGTTGTGGAATGGTTTTGTATCCATGATGTCCGGAGTATGGAGTGCTATTACATCTGCAACCTCTGCAGCGTGGAATGGCATTAAATCATTCTTATCCGGTCTTTGGAATGGTATAAAATCAGTTGCATCAACCGTATGGAATACTCTAGGATCCTATTTTACTGCTGAATTAAATGCCTATAAAACGGTGTTCACAGCCGTTTGGAATACGATTAAGAGCGTTTTATCTGCAGTATGGACTGGTATAAAAGCAGTGGCATCTGTTGTTTGGGGTGCCATTAAAGCATATTTTATTGGCGAATTGAACGCTTATAAGACACTGTTTTCTGCTGCTTGGAATGTGATTAAAACTGTTGTCGTGGCCGTTTGGAACGGAATCAAAGTGGCTGCATCATCCATTTGGAATGGCATAAAGAGCGTGATTATCGCCGTGGCCAGTGCACTGCAAAGTGGATTATCTTCAGCTTGGAATGCAATCCGATCGGCTGCTAGTGCTGTTTGGGGAGCAATCAGAGGGGTTGCATCATCAGTATGGGGTGGAATAAAAAGTACTGTAATTGGGCTTGTTGATGGCATGAGAAGCGGAATCAGCAGCGCTTGGAACGCCATAAAATCGGCTACAAGTTCAGCTTTCCGTGCTGTTGTAGGCTTCATCAAAAATCCACTGCAAGCGATTAACCTATTTAGCATTGGCAAGAACATCATCCAAGGATTAATCAACGGGATTGGCTCACTCGCTAGTGCGGTTGGTAGCAAGATCATGTCTATCGCTGGGAACATTAAAGGAAAGATTCAGAGCGCTTTGGGGATCCATTCACCATCTCGTTTTATGGCCTGGGTCGGCGAAATGACCGGTCAAGGTCTTGTGAATGGTATTGCCGGTATGCAAAGCAAAGTGGCATCGGCATCGCAGGGAATGGCGCAGGCGGCTCAAATTGCGCCACAGCAGACAGACTTTAGTTACTCTAGCCAATTGTCGACAAGCGGATTAGATAGCGTACAGCAAGAGGTAACGGCGAGCATGGAGCAGACGGAACTGAGTAAACGGCCGGCGATTATCAATCTGCAAGTCGGTTCCAAAACGTTAGCAAAAGCAGTTATTGATGACATTAATAAACTGCAGGATAAGCAGGTGAATCAACGTGCAGTATTCGGCTGATTTCAAAGCACTGACCGGTGCCAATGACACAACTTTAATCTTGGAACGAGAAGGACAGGATCCGATTCGCTTAGACGAAATACAGGATCTTGTTTTTTTAAGTTTTGATGTTGATTCGCCGACACCAATCAACAATACCGGTGGTTCTATTCCTGGCGCTGACGGCGTGCAGGATCGTGGTGGCACCACTTATGGATCGCGCAATATGGTTGCACGGTTTATGCTCGTCGAAGAAACAAAGTACAATCTCGCACTCTTAAAAACGAATGTACTGCGTCTATTCGATAGTAAAAAGCCATTCAGCATCATTGACGAGGACAACCCGGGACGCCGATGGAAAGATTTGCGACTGTCAGACAGGATTGCGTTTGAGGATAAGGGGCCATCAGTTTCAATTGCTACCATTCCAATGGTCACGTTCATGCCGTATGCCTTCTCTATTGGCTCTCTGACAGACCTATTTACATTAGAATCCGAACTATGGCAGTTCAGCCAAAACATTCCCTTAGAGGACGCTGATGGCAATCTGATTGATTTCAGCTATGATCACATGGAAACAGAGTTCTCAATCTGGAATTTAGGCGATGCTGTGATTGATCCACGGTTTATTGATCTCATGATCACTTACAAAGGTGTATCAAGTGGACTAACGATCACGAACGAGACGACTGGCGATGAATGGCACTACGATGGCGAAAGCGGCGCTGATGATGCGATTGTGCTTGATGGCGTGTTTAGCCGAAAGAATGGATCGTCAATTTTTGGCGACACGAACCACAAGCTGATCACGTTGGCACCTGGAGAAAACAAGTTTAAATTAACAGGTACGCAGGGAAGTTTCGAGATATCATTCGACTTCCCTTTTTTGTATCTGTAAGGAGGTACAAAAATGACCGAACCGATCAGAACAAACAAAATTGGGTTGGAAATAAAAAAACGTCTTGAAGCGATCGACAATCAGCAAAAGCAAATTGATCAGTTGGTTATCGATGGAGACAGCAGTCCGGAATCTGCCCAGGCTCGAGTAGATGGCAGTGGAAATACCTATACGACATTGAAAAATCGTTTGGACACAAAAGATGCTGAAATCAACGAAAAAGTTGACCAAAATCAGTCGGACACTGCTGCGCAGTTGGCGGAAAAGGCGAATCAAACATATGTTGATCAATTACTGTCAATGATAGGGAACGGTGCTCCTAAAGAATTATTTTATTCGATTTCTGCGTTAAATACAGCTTATCCAACAGGTACAGAAGGCCCAATGCTCGTACTTGATAGTTCTTTTACAGATGGTGCTCATACAATGATGTGGAATGGTTCTATCTGGGGAGATGTGGGACTATATCAGGGACTAACCGTATCAAATGGCGCAATTAACCCTAAAAATATTAATACAGTGACACCAGACGTTAGTACAAACTTGTTTGATCCGACTGCGATAACAAAAAATTGCTATGTGGATTATAATTCAGGTCAAATAGTTACCAGTACTCTAATAAGCATTAGCGACTTTATTCCAGTTGTTGCTGGGCAATCTTATGCTTTTCCTATACTTGATGATAGTGGTAATACTTTATCCAGTGCGGGCGCTTTCTATACTTCTGACAAAACATTTTTATCAGGTATATCTGGAGATGGAGACGTTCAAGTTATTAAGGCGCCGGCATCAGCTCAGTATTTAAGGATAAATTTTGCCAATGGTAAGCTAAATAATACAATGATTTTTATCGGTCACTTACCGGATGAATATGTTCCATATGGTGGCTCTATTAATTGGCTCGTTGCAGAACGATATAAAGATAAAACTATTGAATCAATTAAATTATCTGATTATCAAAAAATTTATAATTTATTTGATAGATCGAAAGTTACACATGATATATATGTTGATAACACTGGGTCATTGATACCAAATGGTACAGTTGGAATTAGTGATTTCATTCCTGTTAATGTGGGAGATATTATTTCATTTGATTGTAAAGATGATAGCGGTAATCCTCTTACCTATGCTGGAGCGTTTTATAAATCGGATCAATCATTTCTATCATCAATTGCAGGATCATCATTATTAATGACAGTATCTATACCAGATAGTGCTGCTTATTTACGGGTCAATTTTAGCTATAAAAATATAGAAAGCTTATGTATTGTCAAAAATGATCATATTGATGATAACATGCGTTATGGATTTCAGCTTAAATGGGGGCTGACTCCTTTTAATGCTTTCTCAAATGAAGTGATTAACGTACTTAATCGGTGGTTTTCTAGTAAAATCAACGCACTAGGAGACAGTATAATGTTTGGCGTGGGGACAAGTATGCCTGACCAACGCTATCTTGATATAATTTCTAAGTTTTTAGGTGCCGATGTGATTAGAAATTATGGAATCAGTGGGACGTTAATAACTCAAACATCAGGCAGAAATGACTCGTTTGTAGAACGCTACCAGAGCATGGATGATGATGCGGATCTAATCATAGTTTTCGGTGGCACCAATGATTATTGGCATGAGACTGTACCTCTTGGAAACGATGATGAAAGCCCAGATCCAACTAATTTTAAGGGTGCTCTTAATGTTTTGATGGCAGGATTGCTAAACAAATATCTAGGAAAAGAAATTGTCTTTATCACGCCATACAGTCAGTTTTATAATGGGCATAGTAGTGATGATCCAAACGCTCTCGGTTTTACGCTTAAAGATTTTCGCGATGCGATTATTGACCGTGCAGAGTATCATGGAATACCAGTTTTGGATTTATATTCTGTGAGTGGAATGGATAATGGTCACAACGAAATACAGAGAAACTATTTCACTGTTGACGGATTGCACCCTAACGCGGTCGGCAATAGAAGAATCGCTAATCGATTGATAGGTTTTCTTAAATCGATATGATGATTCAATTTATCATAATTAATCTTGTGATTTATCTTATTTCGTAGGATAAAGGAGTAAAATAGGTATATATCTTTAAACGGGGGATTGTCTAGTGAAAGGAAAATACCGTATCTTATTAATCATTTCCATGGCATTAAATATCCTGCTGATTTCAGCAGGAGGGCTTTTTATTTATCATAAGGGTGGACTTTCTTATATATTTCAAAAATCAAGTAACAGATCTTTCCTTCTTAATCACTATATAGAAAAAAGCGAGTATGAATCCTTATCGATCAGTAATAAAAGCATTGTGTTTTTTGGCGATAGCTTAACTGATTTTGGACAATGGAATGAGGAATTAAAAAGACCTAACGTTGTAAACAGGGGAATAAGTGGGGATACAACAACTGGTTTACTTGACAGATTAAGTGAAATTGTAAAAGGAAAACCGAACAAGTTATTCATTATGATCGGGGTAAATGATCTTATTGCTGGAATTACTCCAGAAACAATTATCAGCAATTATGAAAAGATTGTCGGGACTATCCAAACGCAATCGCCGAATACCAATATTTACGTTCAAAGTATTTTGCCTGTCAATGAAAAAATGTACCATAAAAATTATCCGTCACAACGACCTGTTACAAATGCTGATATAGAGTCGCTAAATTCGTTGCTTAAAAAATTATCACATAAAAAAGAAGTGCATTACGTAAATCTACATCCATCATTCGTTAACAATGGAATGCTAATCCCTGAATATACAGTTGATGGCGTTCATTTGAACGGATCAGGTTATAAGGTTTGGACTAAGATAATAAAAAAGTATGTTCAATAAGGACACTACTGCGCAACAAATTGTATTGCAATTACCTTCTCTTTAATTGTAAAATATTAGTCAATTATAAGAGGGGAAGGTATCGCTTTGACTACTTGGATAAATACTTGGGTGCCCGTTATAAATGCGGTCATTATTGCAGTATTGACTTTTCTAACTTATAGAGCACAAGCAAATAGTTCAAAGTTTGAAAAGAAAAGTTTTGAGCTAAGTAAATTTTTGGTCCAAAAAGAAGAGAGAGAAAAAGAGCAAAGGGAACTTGAACGGGTTAAATATGCGGTGCAAAAATTTGAAAATATGGTTATTAATCGACATGCTGATGTATTAAATAAGGGAAAAGGATTTGAAAATTTATTTAAAGATGTGAGTGACAATAGAACCATCCGTAATTATGTTGATTTAAGGGATGATTTTACCTTGCCACTACCAAGTAATATTATTGGAACGAACGCCGAAAAGTATAAAAATATCCGGGAATTTTACATTGTCAAAGTTCTCGAAGAGCCTGAAGGTAAAGGATTATATTATGCCTTTATGAAGGATTATTTAGGGTTATTAAAGAACTTAGGACTAGATAAGGCGATCTTTCTAAAAATAAAAGAATATGTTGATAATCCTTTGCCAAGTATTGAGGGGTTCGTTAAAAAAGAAACTCTATAATCTTTCAAACTAAGAGCCTAACAGGGCTCTTTTTTTCATGCATAAAAGAGGTGATTCCATGCTTGTTTTACATTCTCTATCCGGCCAAATCGAACCATTAACAAGCGTATATGATTGTGTTCGAAAACGATCAGTAGACGGCGAATATTCGCTGTCTTTTTTAATTGATAGAACGGATCGTAATGCTGCGCAATTCGATGTGCTAAATAATAAATCACGCATTGAGTGTGATGGGGAATTGTACGTTGTGGATGACTGTGAGCGAGAACCCGATGGAGAATCCGTTACTAAACAGATCACTGCCAATCACGACATGTACGATCGTTTAAAAGCACAAACTGTTGAACAATCATACACGGCACAGAAACCGTTGAACGAGTGGCTTGATATCGTATTAGCTGGTACTGGTATTACTTATGAGATCATCGGCGACTTTGGATCAGAGCAGTTTGATAATTTCGGCATGGATCAGTCGATTAACCTGTTCAAGCAGCTGCGTGATCGATATGTCTTTGAATATCGCCCGATTGATACACACCTTGTTATCGCTGTAATGATCGGTACTGTAACAGACGCTCAATTCAGACATGGACATAACTTGCGAACATTCTCAGATGATTACGATACAAATGATCTTGTTACTCAAGTAACGATGTTCGGAGAATTAGACGAAGAAGGAAATCCGACAACATCAGTAACAGTTCAATCACCTAATATCAATGCATTTGACCGCGTCTATAAACTGGTCAAGAAGGATGAGCGATACAATAATACCGGTAATCTTGATGATTATGCTAAAACATTCCTTAATGATGGGAAATACAGTGCTAAAGTCGAGTATGAAGAACTCAAGAAAAATGGACTGAAGCTGCATAATTTTACATGGGGAGATTTTATCTGGTGCATTTACGATCTCAAGGGTATTGATGTTGACTTGCAACCTCGTATCATGAGTATTGAAGATTATCCTGAAGATCCGTCTAAGTCTCCGGTATTGGAATTAGGAAATTTTCAAAGTGATATCACACGGAACATTGCAGCCCTGCAAAAAAAAGGACAGCGAGTGACACAGTTAAGCAGTAGCGTCATTGCCGCAAATCAGGCAGTTGATAATGCACAGGTTGAAATCACGCAGCAACAGCAATCGCTAACACAACATCTTGAGGATAATGTCCGGCACATCACTGATGTAGAGCGCCAAAAGTGGAATAGCGGTGTTTCATCAGGGGATGTAGACGACAAATTACAAGGATATGTGACTGATGATGAGTTTGAGAGCCATACAAGCGATACCAGCAATCCACACCACGTCACTAAGTCACAGGTCGGGTTGTCACTTGTTGACAACATTAAGCAGGCGGCATACGACGACTTGCAGGATCACTTACTTGATCATAACAATCCACATCAAGTGGACAAAACGGATGTCTGTCTAAACAATGTTGAGGACGTCTTACAGGCATCAAAAGAGGAGTTTGACACGCACACGTCAGATACAGTAGCACACTGGACACAAGCGCAAAGGGATGCATTAGAACAGCGATTACAGTCTATAGAAAGCCGTCTTGATGCTCTCGATGGAGGTGGTGGTTCATTTTCATAATTTAATATCGATTACAGCGCCGATAAGGCGTTTTTATTTTGCGAAAATGGATTGAAAGGATGACTGATCATGTGATGAGGGGTGGCAGGAGTGGAAACTGAAACTGTACAGTATTTTATTACACAAGGACCGTGGGCGCTTGTTTTTGTATGGCTCTTATATGCGTATAGAAAAGAAGCTCATGAGAGAGAACACGATGCTCAAGATCGCGAGAAACGCCTTAATAAGCTAGTGAATGAACAGACAAAAGTTCTCAGCGAGTTCAGCGAGAAATACGACATAATTGTGACAAAGTTAGATGGTATTGAACAGCGCTTACCTCCCAATAGGTGAGTGCTGTTTTTATTTTAAAAATTATAAGGAGAGTGGTTTAAATGACTTTATCAGTAGATTGGTTAATCAGCAAGGCAAACCGCAAATTAGATGTTAATGGACTACGCGCAGACGTTGCGAATAAAACACGTGCCGTAATCAAAAAGCTCGCAAAGCAAGGCATCTATATCTGCGTGGCGCAGGGCTATCGCTCTAAGGCAGAACAAGACGCACTATATGCAATTGGCCGTACTAAGCCCGGCAAGATTGTCACCAACGCACGGGGCGGACAGTCTAACCATAACTACGGCGTTGCAGTCGATCTTTGCTTGTACAGTGCAGACGGCCGAACAGTTAGCTGGAATGTTAACGGCCCTTTCCGGAAAGTCATCAGCGCCATGAAAGCAGAGGGATTCAAGTGGGGCGGTGACTGGCGCAGTTTTAAGGATTATCCGCATTTTGAGTTGTACGATGTAGTCGGCGGAGAAAAAGCACCCGGAAACACGTCTAAGCCGTCCACAAAGGGCAGCGCGGCAGTTAAAGAGTATCAGAGTCTATTAAACAAGTTCGGCTATAAACTAGATGTAGACGGCCTGACAGGCCCGAAAACAAACGCGGCCGTGCGAGATTTCCAAGCCAAACACAAACTTTCTGTCGATGGCATTGTCGGGCCCAAAACGTTGACTGCTCTTAAAAAAAGCCCAGCCAAGAAAAAGGCGGCAGCAAAGTCTGCTGTTGCCTACCCCGGCCATCTGATCAAAGCAGGAAGCCGTGGAAAAGACGTTCAGCGCGTCCAAAATGCGGTAAACGTTAAAGCGGATGGTATTTATGGCCCAGCAACTAAAAAAGCGGTACAAGCTTACCAGCGTCGTCATGGACTGTCCGCCGATGGCATTGTCGGTGAAAAAACTTGGAAGGTGATGTTCTAATGTATAAAATATATTACCTTACTGTCCGCCATAAGTCGGGGGATGTAATTACAGAAATTACATCGAGGAGCCCTTTTTCCAACAAGGACATCGAAAAATATCTAGCTACTTTTACGGACGATGGAAACTATGCTCAATTAACAGAAAGATACTATTTACCCATTAGGAGAGTGAATTAATATGAAAAACATTAACTGGTTGGTACGCTTTAAAAACCCTGTATTTATCGCACAATTGGCGCTGTCGGTGATCCTACCAATCTTGGCATACACCGGAATCACACTTAAAGACCTGACATCTTGGGTCATCCTCGGCAACACGCTAATGGCAGCGATTAAAAATCCATATGTGCTTGGCTTGGTGATTGTAAGTGTTTGGCATGCGGTTAACGACCCAACGACTGCTGGTTTAAGCGACAGCGCGCAAGCACTCGGCTACCACAAGCCACGCGACAATACAGCAGATACAAAATAACATAATGATTCATACCCGGCTATGCCGGGATACATAACAAAACCCCGGTTGGGGGTACATACTTATTTATTTTCGTGATTAAATGGCAAATATTTTTGTTCTAGGACCAATCTGCCATTGTAGTAGGCTTCCTCAGCTGTTTTAAACCCGGCTTTGTAATGCCGTTTGCCGTTTACCGTTATCCAAGCGCGATAGCGCAACTCTTTTGTTATACGCGTATAGTATTTTGATACACCACGGTATCCAACTGTACTATCCTTTCGTGGTGTTTTATCTTTAAACAAGGGTTTGACGACATTATCAATACGTTTATTATCATATTGATCACGCAGATTTCGTTTATTCATTTCTTTTTTTAAGCAACCACATGACGTTGTATCGCCTCTGTTTAGTTCGGTCACAGTAGCATCAATTGTATTTCCACAATCACATTGACAATGCCAGACAACACGACCCCTACGGCGCTCTGCTATAGGATATTGAGCAACTAACTTGCCAAATCTTTTACTGGTTAAGTCAATAGCACGCCTAGTCATAATTTAGTCACACTTATCGGATTGTCCCAGTCACAAATAGAGGATTCATCCGTGATGTCTTCCCAACCATCAAATACATCCCAAATCACTTCATGTTCATTTTCTTCGGCATCTAAAGCGATTGCGCGATAATAAGGACGCTGTCCCTGTTCGCCATCAATGTAAGGGTTTTCTAAAGTGCGTAACTCTTTTCCTTCCCAGTCAAAAAGTGTCGAGTTAAGCACATTCAGTTTTTCATAACGATTCATTTTTTTCCACCTATCATTAATAAGGTTGGATAGATTAATTAAATCAGCCGAATCGGCGTCTTTATTAATAAATGATCGAGCAGTAGATCGCTTAGATAGATAACGCTGGCGATCTTTATTTTTATTACGCCAATTACGATTGTATTCGGTTTGTTTTGATTCGTCGGACAATAGATCACTCCCCCTGTTTTCCTTCCATGTCTATATATTACTACATGTAGTAAACTAAAGCAATAGATTTATTACCATTTATCTAAAAAAATATCCTCCGATTGGAGGATTAAAATAACTTTGCAATGACTTTTGCGTTCTTGATAACAACTTCGCCAACATCACCCGTCTCATTATTTCTACCATAATTTCCGGCGATAAAATAGCAATGATCAGTGATAAACCCGGCTTTTTCAATTGTTTTATCAAGACCGATATATTTTAGATCGTTGATAAATGGGCTTTCAACTTCCCATGCACTCACACCGTCAAGTTCTTCCATTTCTTCATATTCATCTGTTCCATATTCCGGAAACTCTCTTTCGTCGTCTCTGTCTTCGTTATGTCGGCTATTTTCAGCAATTTCCTCACTAACTTCACGGTCCTTGTCCTCGAATCTTACACCCATTACATCATAGTCATAATAGCAATCATCAGCAAGTTTATTTATTGCTTCAATCATTTTTTTAATAGTCATTTTCCGTCGCCCCTTATCTTTTCTACTCTTTTATTATACTACATGTAGTAGAAAAGTAAACCATTTTCAGCATTTTTTATAAAAAAATATCTCCATCACCGGGGATCTAATCTATTATTAAGTAACTCTGGTTAATCAAGTAATCTTTAATTCGCTCATTAATCCAATCGGCTGCATTATTTTTGTGGTAGGTTATGTCAAATATGCGTCCACGAGTGGTCACATCATAGCTAAACCAGTCTTTGCGTTTCGGCTTAATACCAAGATCAAATAATTTTTTCTTGTTTTTATTCATATCCTGTGTGACACGGTGAATGGCTTCGTCTATTGTAAATAAGTAACATTGCTCAAACTTAGTCTTAGCGGCCTGAATACGTTTCCTGTCACGTTCTAACGCCATTCGTATAGCTGGCAGGAACATATACTCTTGGATTAATTGTTCTTCTTCCTCAGTCGGCCAGTTTGGAGATTCATTCATAATATTCACCTCATCCATATTATACACGAACAAATGTTCTTTTTATACTGGAAAATAGAACTAATGTTCGTTATAATTAATATGAGGTGATGAAGATGAAAAGAAGAGAAATGATCATAGATGCAATTGAAAATTTGACCAAAGAGAAGGGCTATCCACCGTCTGTACGAGAATTGGCAGTTGCAGTTAATCTCAAGTCTACGAGTACCGTACAAGGGCATTTGGAGCGTTTAAAGAAGGATGGGCGTGTTAACTTTGAGCACGGCTGCCCACGGACATTGAGAGTAATTCCATGAGACGCGGCGACATCTTAGAAATCATCTATATGGCGAAGGACGGCACATTTTCAAAGCGACATATTCGCGTGATTGAGTGCAATGACACGTACATTAAGGCATATTGCTACACGCGCCGTATGGTTCGTGTATTCAACAAAGGCGGCATCTTGGCACATCAGCGCATTCGGAGCGCATAAAAATACCCATCCGCTTACTCAAGGCAGATGAGTATTTTCTATGTTAAGAGTCTCCACACCGATTCCCTCACAAGACCATTATCCATAATCCGTTTAGATCGTGCAAATCGCATTTTTAGCAGAAATAACGGTTACGCGCTGTCAATACGGTCGCTTTTTATCGTATTTAGCGCTGTTTTAGGCGGATTTTTGCCATTTTGCTAAAAGTTTCCCAAAAGATCATCTAATCCACCAGTGACCGCTTCGTCTGGCTTTTCCTTCTTTTCTAACCTTGGGACAGGCTTAGTGGATATCGTCGAAGGCTCTGGCTGGTTAAATAGGTATGCCCTCAATGCTGCGCGTATCACATCGCTTCGATCGTCAGCCAATCCTTCGAACACCGTACGCAGATCATCGTCTTTCTTTTTCCTTAGCCGCACACGGATTACTTCGACCATAACCGTGCCCCAATTTTCCCGTATCCTCGAACGTTGCCAAACTGCGAATTTTTGAGCACAACCAAGTTTGGAAGATCGATAAACTCTTTAATTGTCGGAGCACAGCCCCCGGTTAATAAAAATAACTCGTAATAGCTTGATAAGCTGTCAATCTCTAATAAAATTTGCTGTGCAAGTGCCTGAAACGCGTGTTTGATAAGTGGGCGAATGTCATAACCGGCATATTCACCTGCAAGCACATAGCGGTCCATTTCAAAACGCTCCGGCGCGCGACCAATCATATCTACGAGATAGCCGTGTAATAGGTTGTAAGCAGTGTCCACGCCTAATCCATGTGGTGACCGGCTATTCTTACCAATCTCCATGCCGTCCAATTCGAGCAGGTCGAGTGTGTAGTAGCCAACATCGATCACGAGTATTGACTTCTTGGCGTCGTCCATACGCACGACATTGCCATGACCATCTAAGAGATAGTCCATCGCGCTGCCAAACGGCTGCGGAACGATCTTATAATGGGCAATCAGCGGATTGGAGCGAACTAGTTGATGTTGCCTGGCGAATTTTACTTTGTACGCACCGGATATATTTAATCCGTCAATCAATTGCGCCATCGATTCTTTTTGCTTCATATAATAGTCTACAGGCAATCCTGTAATGAGGTTAACTGGACCGGTGGGGGACAAGCTAGCAAGCGCCGTCTTGAGAATAATGGCTGTTGTCCACGTTTCAGCTTTATTTTCGCCTGTGCTATTGTAACGAATCTTGCTTTGCCGCAGAGCAAGACTGCCAACAAAGAGTGTTTGATTATCATCATGGTAGATCATATCCCCGTCGCGTTGCTGCTCATCCATCAATGGCCGTGCGTCTCCAACCACGGATGGTTCAAAAAACTGTTTTCCATTCCCAATTCCTTTGCTCCATCCGTAACCTAAATCAATAAAAGCAGAACTTTGCATGATATTACCTCCGTTTTGTGGTACATTGGACCACACATTTAAAGATCCGTATAAGAAATTACCATTACGTCAATTGGATTCGGTTCTTTGAGATAGTTAGTTACCAGTCGATGTACAACTTGGCGATAGGGCAGCAACCACTGCACAGCCAACGTTTGCACCATCTTAAAATAATCATCCTCCAATTTGACATGTATAAGCACTCCATTAGTTGGGTAAGCTATTTTCGAATACATGCGATATCTTACAAGTTCTTCCCGGACAAGCTGCGAGCAAAATTGCGTTAACGAGAGATCCGTATCAAATGCCATCAGCATCAATTTTCGTTTGTCGTCAACAGTCACAGCAAATTTGATATCGTGTTTTTTCAAAACAAAAGTCCGCTCCTCTCCCTTGATGGTTCGCGCGTACGTGCGCGCGAGACACTTCTAAAAGTCAGGGTTTTTGGGTCAGCGGGCCGTTTGGCTTATTGGTTGTTGGGTTTTTCCCAATAAATAGGCTATAATAA